TGAAGACTGTCCTCGTCTTCGAGTTGGTAAGCCAGCCGCAACTGCTGTTGTGGATCTTACCTTTTCTGAAGCTTATACCATGTCAGTTGGCAACTCAATATCTTTGCTGAAACATTGTAAATACTCTATTTCGGACCCAGACATTACTATGCTTACTCTCTTATGTGAAGTAAGACGAGTTTGGCAATATGTCGGAGTTCTTGAGTGTCACAATGATCCAGTTGAAATTTGCAAGGCCCTTTGCAACTTGAAAATTAAAACATCTTTTGAAAAATTAATTACTATGCGATTTTCTGATGTCACCATGTTCATAGTTGCTGTTGATGGTTATTACGTTTTCGGTTTACACGAAGACGTGACCTTTGATGGTAAATTATTAAATGGTGAACAAATTTCTGATGTTGATAGTGACTTCTATTCCAAGTTGGCCGCTTATCAACAAGCAATTTCTAATATTCCGTCTGTTGATATTGGGACTGTTATGGCGGAGATTTCTCCTGCTTGTAACCGTCTTTTTGATATTGCAGACATTGTCGTTTTTGCCTTTCAATCTATTCTTGGTTTTGGTTCAATTTATTCACTTTTCTGTCAGGATCCTTACTTCTTGGAGTCCGCTCCAGGAGATGATCCTATGAAAATGAAACATCCAAAGGTCCGTGTTAGGACTTCTGCCAAAGACTGGGAAAAGGTTTCGAAAGAGGCGACTGAACATCTGCCCAATGTGATTGAACAACCAACCCCCGCCGCATGGGGTGATCTCACTTTTGAAGCTAATGTTGATCCAGGTGCGCGTGCCATTGAAAATCAAGTTTCCAACAATATTGTTGGGATCTATTCTACCAGTGGTTTGCAAATGTGCTATGGATTGATGGGCCGATCTCGTATTGGGATTACTGTTGCTCATATTGGATCTGAATTCCAAGTTAAGCACAATGGAGTTCTCTATACTCCCACTGTTCTTAATTCTGTTCTTACTGATGATTTCCAAATTTTTCAATTACCAATTCAATCTCCTCAATTTCCTGACATCGTTAAACATATGCCCCGTCGCTCTGAGATTGTTGATCATTCTAACTACTTTGCTAGTTTCAATGTCAAGGATCTTAAGAGTAATACCGTGCACGTTAAGGCTGTCCAATTGCGTGGAGCAATTTCCCCGACTATTGGAGGAACGAAGAAATCAGGTTTAGGCTATAGCGTCATTGGTGGATATGGATTTGATAATCCATTGTCCACTCAATCTGGCGATTGTGGCTCCCCTGTCATTCTTCATGACCCCCGTTATTCGAAGAAGTTGATTTCTATTCATTCGGCTGCTTCCGCGAGTATGTGCTTCGGTGTTCTTTTGGTTGGCGATTACTTTGATATCGATATGCTCGGCAACAAGTATGTACATGAGTCTGCTGTCACTCCATTACCGCATCAAGCGGTAATACTCAATGACGAAGGCTTTGGGACTACTCCCGAGACTGAACTCTTCCGTTATGTTGGATATACTGGCGTTACGATTGATGGTGAGAATGTCCCCATTCATAACCAATGTCGTTCGACAAATACCCAATTATGGAAAAGTCCATGGCACACTATGATTCCATCTATTCCAGGAGTCACTGAAACCTTTGCTCCTTCCATTCTTAGTCACAAAGATCCCCGCCTTCAGCAACCTGAAGGTTTCTCTGTGTACGAGAGTGCAATGAACAAATGGAGCCATTCGCAACCAGAAATCGACGAGGAACTTCTTGATTTTGTCACCGATGCTTGGGCCAATTATTTGATTAAGGAAATCAAAGATCGTTCTATGATCCTCAAAGTTTTGACGAAGAAAGAGGCGATTAACGGTACTTCATTGTACAATTCATCGCATCCTCTATACCGTCATTCTTCACCAGGATTTCCTTTCAATACTTGGGCCGAATTTCGAGGCAAAACCAAAGACGCTGCCTTCACCCTTGGGGAAGACGGAATTTTCCGTTTTTCCAAAGGACTTGGAGAACGCGTTCAATCTTGCACTGATTCACTCATAAATTCATGTAAAAATGGACAGCGTACTGCTGTCATCTTTTCTGGAACTCTTAAGGATGAATTACTCAAACAAAAGAAGGTAGATATGGGTGGAACTCGTTCATTTGCCGCTGCACCTGTTGATTTTACTATTGCTCATCGCATATATTGTCATTCGTTGTCTGCTGCTCTTGCTGATTTACACGCCTATTTACCTATTAAAATTGGCATTGCCGCGACTACCCGCGAGTGGTCGTTTCTTTACGACTATCTTACTCGCTTTGGTCATCACGGTTTTGATGCTGATTTCAAAAATTGGGACTCTACAGTCCCGCTCTCTTTTATTCAAAGACTTGCA